AGGCGTCTGTCCCTGATCGGCGACGAGATCGCAGGAGAACTAGAGAGCGAGAGCACCTACGACTTCTTCCGTGGTGCCGTCACAGGCCAGCGGAGCGACCTGCAACGGCTCAGTCAGTAGTCTTACCTGCCGATGAAGTCCATGATGCCTGCCCACTTGTGGGCTGTTCGCCTCGTCTGGCTCTGATACTCCAGTAGACCGAACGATCCATACTTGGATGGCTCACCGGTCAATCGGTAGGCCATGAACATCTTGCCACCTGCGACTTGCCATCGTTGCAGATCTCGATAGTAAATGCCTCGCATGTCGGGGTGCCGGTTGGCTGCGATGAAAAGATCGGTCAGGGTTTGGTTGTTAAGCGCAGTGCCTACGCCGACAAGGTGCTGTCCTCCTTCGTAGGCGATCAGGTCTAGCCCTCTCTGCTGTGCCTCGATGGCGTTCTGTGCGGTTCTCTGTTCGTGCTGATATTGACTGTCCATTTCGCAGGCATACAGCAGGGTTCGGAGGTCCATGCCAGACGTTATGGGAGCGTTGGACGAACTGCCTAAACTGGCACCGAAGTATGGAGCTACGGCATATGCATCAGCGTGTTGGTATGCGTTCTGCCAGTCCATGATTTGCTGACCGATCCACGGGTTCGCGCTCTGTCCAGCAAGGACACGGATTAGTCTTCTGCTGCTAGACAGGTTGTTTTGGAACAACTGCAAGACTTGAACAGATCTTTGTGAGTAGAAGCGCCACGCTGCTGTCCATGGTGTAGACGCCAGCGCCTGTCCTTGCACTGAGGCGTAGGAGTTCTGGTTGAAGATGCCGTTCCAGACTTCGTTGGAATACTCGACGTAGATTGACAGGTCAGGTTCAAGTGCGCTGTCTAGTAGGGCGGCTAGGTTTCGCACGTACTGATCATCAGCCATGTGCGGGACGCACACCCACATGTCGGCATCGATCAGGTTGCACAGTCGAGCCATGTAGGCGGGGGCGACTCCTGCCCGCACAGCTTGCGTGCTGTAGTCTGTGTCTGGTATGTCCTGCCAGGACGTGACTGGGCTGTCGTTGATCCGCTGCCAGTTCATAAACCGCAGGACTTGAAAGGGTTTAACGCTGTCTACGAAGTCGGGGTGAAAGACTCGGTCGGACTGATCGAATCCTGGCAGGTAGATGCGGATGTTGCGGATGGGCTGCTGGATGCTGCTGATTCTTAGGATGAAGTATCCATCGTTGGGCACCTTGATGTCGCAGCGGATCAGGCCCGGTGACTGTTGCAGGATGGTGAGCCTGCCGTCACCTCCGATTTCTGGCTGCACGGTGCCGACTCCTTCATAGCGGATGGTGTAGACCCCGTGCGGGTAGTTACCTCCCTGGTCTGCGAAGACGATGGCGTCCAGCAGTTGGTCAGGCTGCAAGCTCTGCGGCCAGCCGTCTGCGTCTAGGTCGGGCGTTGGTCCTCCACCCCAGACGAATCCTCCGGGGTGAGTCCACGACTGATGGCTGATCCACGGTCGGGACGACTTGAAGGCGTCCACGAACGGGGTCTGCCTGTGCCAGTCACGGACAGACTCTAGGTTGACCCCCACCTGTGGGGCGAGAGATGCGAGCAGAGGCAGAAGCATTTTCGGTTCGCAGTATTCAAGGTATCAGAATTGTAATAGGCTTAAGCACTGTGCTTAATTCGCAGTGTCTTGAGTTGCCCATCTAGGTCTTGACATTCAGGGTTGCGGAATACCGTATTTCTGAGAAACTATCAGCATGGCATCCACCATTTCAGCAGCCACCCTGACCGTGACCATCACGGAGGCGATCACCCTCAACGGGTCTGCTCAGGGTGCGACCAACACGGTCACCGTTGACAACGTCAACGAGATCTCGAAGAGGATCGTCACCGTTCCTACCACGGAGTCGGGACTGCTTGGCTTTTCCACCACGCTGGAGACGGACCTTGCCAAGAGCTACCTAGCGGGTCAGTTCGACGAGGACGATGTCCGCTACATCCGCATCACAAACAAAGATGACACCAACCATGTCTTGCTCACGTTCAAAAGCGAAGGCAACCATGAGTTCGCAGTCATCGTAGACAAGGGTCACTCCTTCATTTACCCGTGCGATATGGCGGGCGGATGCAAAGACACGATGGACGCTGGCACTTCTGCCTTGACCGTCGCCCTTGAGGATCTTGTAGATATTACGGCCACAGCCAACTCTGCTGCGGTCGATCTTGAAGTGTTTGTTGCGAGCTTATAGCCATGATGAAGAAGACCGGAAAGAAGTCCCCTGCCAAGAAGACCATGCCCGCCAAGATTGCCAAGAAGATGGGCAAGAAGGCAGGCAAGAAGCCCATGAAGAAGATGGGTGGTGGCCGTAGAGGCTACTGATGGCTGCTAAGAAGAAGGGTACTGGCCTGACTGCCCGTCAGGAAGCCGCTATGAAGCGGCACTCCAAGCACCACACTTCCAAGCACATGAAGGAGATGACCCGGCTGATGAAGTCGGGCTCTACCTTCACTGCTGCTCACAAGAAGGCGATGAAGAAGGTAGGCAAGTAGTCATGGCTGCTAAGAAGGCGAAGTCGCGGGTCAACGAGGCTGGTAACTACACCAAACCGGGCATGCGTAAGCGTCTTTTCAACAGCATCAAGGCTGGGTCCAAGGGTGGGCCTGCTGGCAAGTGGAGTGCTCGCAAGGCACAGATGCTAGCCAAGCGATACAAGGCCGCCGGGGGTGGCTACCGTGGCTAAGAAGAAGTCCCAGAAATCTCTGGAGAACTGGACTGGTCAGAAGTGGCGCACCCGTGACGGCAAGCCTGCCAAGCGCAAGACCAAGAGCGGCAAGACGGTGACTGCACGTTACCTGCCTGACGCTGCCTGGAAGAAACTTACCCCTGCCCAGCAGAGGGCTACGGACGCGAAGAAGCGTGCGGGTTCTCGCAAGGGTAAGGGGGTCGTATCCAACACCAAACCCGCGAAGAGGGCTAGTCGATCAGCCCGAGGTAAATAATGGCCGGTCCTTACAGAAATAACGTCGTGATCAACGCGCCGGGATCTCACATTTTCAGCCCACCGCTAGATGCTATTTACGTAGTCAAAGCAGGAGATGGCAATGGCACACTGACTGTGTCTATCGGAGGCACAGATCTTGGAGTAGCCCACAGTGGTCATCCGTTTGGGACAGCAGGGGTTCTCCATGAGATCGGTGGAATCACTGCTATCAACAACACTGGCAACACTTTCCGATTCATCGGCCTGCGAGTTCGCAGCAATCAGGGGTCCGCAAACGTGACCAACGACGTTAGCGACTAATGGTCGAGCGCGGCGGAGAGAAGTTCTCAGGCTACAACAAGCCCAAGAGAACACCGGGTCACGGCTCGAAGTCGCACGCTGTGCTGGCTAAGGTCGGTGACAAGGTCAAGCTGATCCGCTTTGGTCAGAAGGGCGTGAGTGGTGCGGGCAAGAACCCGAAGACAGCCAAGGGCAAAGCCCGCCGCAAGTCCTTCAAGGCCCGCCACGCGAAGAACATCGCGAAGGGCAAGATGTCAGCGGCTTACTGGGCCAACCGCGTCAAGTGGTAGGCTAGCCTCCGTGACGAGGGGACTTCTCGGGTCTGCCCTTCTTGCGGTTCAGACGCCAATGTTGAACCTTGGTTTCGTCACGCGGCAGTTCTTGTCCGCACCCCGCGCATGTCTCTGGTTTGCGCTCACCGGGTAGGGCTGGGTTAAACGTGCCACAGGTAAAACACTTGCCCATGGTGAGGTGGGCACGACCTCCGCGCACGCAATTACCGAAGTGTTTTCTGCGACTCATTTCCTCTGATCCTCCCAGTGGTAGGCTAGTCTTCCTCTCCGTCCCAGCACAGGCACGACGTTTCGATCACCTCAGGGAATAGTTTGCCCTGAGCCTCGTCAGCCTTGAGGAACGCTTCCCAACTGAACGAGCGGCCTAGACCAGCGACGGTGTCGAGTTCTGCGTTCCGCTCCATCTCAATAGCCCGCTGGGCAAGCTCAGGATACTGCCGCTTGAGATCGAGGATCTCTTTCTTCTTGGAGCCAGGACAGAAGAAGCACGCGGACTTGCCAGGGTTGGGCAGACCTGCTCTCTTGAGCGCGTCCAGGCAGTCTTCCCGCTCCCACTCCCACTCAATGAGTGGATACTTGTAGCGATACTTGTCGTCTTCTGGGATCTGGGCACGTCGGGTTTCACCGATGTCGATACCCAGATACTTCGTGACCTTATCGCCTGCTGCCCAGACATCCTTGGCGGGTTGCCAGTTGTTGGCCCAGACCTCCTGCGGTTGCTTCTTATACTTGTGGCTGCACGACTTGAAGCCGTAGGCCAGCGACGGAAGCATCTTCTTCGTCAAGCAGTTGTCTTCGAGGTTCTCGTAGGTTTTCTGTGAGGCGCGAACTTGGGTGATCTTGGGAAGGTTATGCTTCTTCAGCCACTTATCCATGATCTCTACGAACTTGTAGGTATGCGGCTTTTCGCCGCCCGTGTCAGCGAACAGGATTGCGTCGCACTTCATGCCCCGCTCCTGCATACCGACGAGTAGGGCCGCGCTGTTCACACCGCCACCAAAAGAGACGATGATCATTTCCGCTGATCCTCCCAGTAGAATCCCAGCATCTATTTTAAGCCTCCATACTTGTGCATCTGACAGGTTAAATCCCACTTAGCCTGCCATGCCAGTTCAGCCGTCAACTTCATGTCACGGCCCCATAACGGGCACAGGTAATAACACCAAAAACTGGTCGTAGATCGGAGTTCATCCAGCCGATTCTTCGTTACCGTGCCGTCGTCAATGACCACCATCTCCTGCCCGAACCTTTGCTCAGGTTCTTGGACTTTTGGACTAACTGTTACCCAGTCCCACTGCACAGGGAGGCGGCGAACACCAGAAGTTTGAACATGGACATACAAACCTGACTGGCGAGCTTGCATGACCAGTTCTTGCAATCCTCGACTCTGATCGGTTGGCTCACCACCCGTGATGTGCAGCCATCCTCTTGGGCCAACAGCTTGGAGGGCGTCGCTGACAATAGATTCGGCACTGTGCTCAGTTGCTTTTCCGCGAGTGAGAGCAAACGGCTCGTCGCAATCTTTGCGAATCGGGCATTTAACTGAGCACCCCGCAAACCGGACAAAGAACTGCCTAGTCCCTGTGAGGTGGCCTGTGCCCTGAAAGGAACTAAACATTTCGTTGACGTAAATGGGGCTGGTCATGCCTGATACTCCTTCTTGCATCCGAAGCACTCCCCGCAAGGCTTGCCAAAAACCAGAGGCTCGTAGCAGGACCAAGTCCCTTCAACGATGTAGGTAGGGCGGACTGTCAGCGGAGCCTTGACGCCGACTTTGTAAGCAGCCTCGCAAGCCTTGCTTAAGTGCTCAAGAAACTGAGGGCGGCAGTCTGGGAAGAGTTCGTGATCGTCTGCGGTGCAGCCAATCAATACGTCGTTGGCCCCTACTTCTTGAGCGTGGGCGATAGCCAAGCTGATGAGGATGAGGTTGCGGGCAAGATAAACAGGTCGGCCCTCCTCCGTCTCCTCCAAAGTCACTGCCGTTGTTGGCAGTGGCGGAATGGTCTTGGTATGCAGCGTCACGCCAAAGCGGCGGCATATCTCGACGGATGCAGCCAGCTCCTCCGCCGCGCAAGGCTGGCCGTAGTCCACGAATAGCGCACATTTAATCCGCTTCAGATCTCTAAGGATGTTGGCAGAGTCGTGACCCCCGCTCATTAGTAGCACTACGTTACGGTCTTTCGGCTTTCCCAAAGTTTCGGCCCCCTTTCGTTTGTCAGCCCTTGGCTGCTTCGTTCTAAATAACGGAAAAGTCCATTCAACTGACGCTTGCAGCCACGAAACCAGCCGGTCCCGTCGCATGATTCCGCGCCAGACTCATGGCACTCCCACAACTTGCCGTTGGTGTTGACCCGACCGACGTGTACACGCGGAAAGTCATCACACCAACGATGCACGGTCTTCCATTTCCATTCAGTCGAACCTCCTACAAACACCACGTCGGCGTCGCTGGGCACGTCATCTTTGGTCATCCCGTCCTGTACAGCAAAGGCTACTTTCCATCCGTATCCCTTCAAAACTGGCAACCATACCTTCCAAAGACGAAGGGTCTCTGGCGCATTAGCCACCTCGTCTGGAACCAAGGCCCATAGAGGTTGCTGAGATCGAGAGGCAACTATCTCTAACATCTCGCGGTAGCCTTGCTCGTCCCATTCCTTTTCGTTGCTCCAACAAGCAAACTTCCCGTTGTCCAAGGCAAACGGCAGCCAGTCGTGAGTTTCTCTAAGACCCTCTGGACTAAACAAGTGACCAACCTTCTGCGGGTATCGTCCAGCTAAGTATCCGACGACAATTCCCGTGTTATTTGTCGGCATGACAATCACTTTCGCTGGTCCTCCCAGTAGAATCCCAGCATCTGCCCGTCCTGTCTCAGTCTTGAGATCATGGCTTCCCCTAGGTATTCCACGAACTCATCCTTGGTCATGTTCGACACCAGGATGGTGGGCCTGACCTCTCGGTAGCGGCTGTCGAAGAGGGCGAACAGGCTGTCTGCGGCGTGCTTGCTGTCCTTGTGTCGCCCGACTTCGTCCACGACCAGCAGGCTGGGAGCGGTGTAGTCATCGAACACTTCGCTCTCCATCTCGGTAGCTCCGCTGCCGTAGCAGTTTCGCAGCCGGGTCAGGAACTCGTTGGCCGTGACGTAGCAGGCGCTGTGATCCCTCTTCAGGATCAGGTTGTTGACGATCGAGCACGCGGCGAAGGTCTTGCCGGTGCCTGGGTTGCCGATGAAGATGAGGCTGGAGCCCTTCTCCAGCGCGATCTCGAAATCCTCCAGATACTGGCGAAGTTTGTCCCCGATCTTCTTCATCGCTGGATCTGTGTCGCGCCAGTTCTCCAGGGTTGCATCGAAGTATCGAGGCGGCACCCCGGCCTGGACAAGCAGAAGCTCGCTGACCTGCGACTTCACGGTGTCATCGTCGGTAAGCCATGCGTTGTAGCGGGCTTGTAGTTCCTTCTCCTCCTTCTCGATCTCCTCGTTGCAGCGCGGGCACTTCGTCCAGAAGGCTTGGCACCGTGGGTGCCGATGAGCCATCAGATCGGACTCGTAGTTGCCGTGCTCGGGGCACTTCTTCAGCCCCGACTCGACCACCCGCCATGCGTTCATGTATTCAGCCTTGTCGCTCTCTTCCATTCTAACGGCCCTCCCTGCCTCTGTAAGCCACTGAAATGCTTGGCACCTCCCAGGACACCCTGGAGAGAGAAGTGCCCTCAGAAGTCAATCTCGCCAGCCTCATGGATATGCTCCCGAGGCGGGGCTTTCTGAGGTGCCACCAACTCATCCTCCCAGCACCGCTGGTGAATCCAGGTGGACGGGTTCTTGCGGAAGCGCACGTCGGGGGTAGCTGCTACGTAGGCAGCGACGGCCCCCATGGCAGCCTCACGGTCCCGTTTGGTCAGGTTCTTCCAGGCGGTGAGGGCTGTCTTGGTGCTGGTCTTCTTGCCGTAGGCATCCCAGAACTCGTTGAACCCAGTCTCCTCGCGGATCTGCTTGTCGGTCTTCTTGGGCTTCTCATCCTTGGAGGATGGCTCAACGGTCGTGCTTCCCGAGTCCTTCTGTACTGTACTAGTACTAGTACCATTAGTACTAGTAGTACTATCACTAGGGGGGGTCTGGGGGGGATTTTCCTGATGCGTAGGCATTCGCGAATCGTCACCCGAATCGCTTTTCGTGCGTTTTCGCTGTCTCCAGACCTTCGAGTATGCGGCGCTCCGTGCTTGAGACTTGGTCTGTCTCTGCCGATAGAGCCCGACACGGTGGACCAGTATCGTGTCGTCGTCGTAGGCCGTAATCATCTTGACCTTCTCCAGTTCCGTCAAAGCCCTCTGAGCAGACTGGATTCCTAGACCTGAGATCTCTGAGCAGACTCGGTAGTCTTCATCGACGACGATCTCGCCCTTGTCATCGGTCCTCAGAAGCAGGCAGATGAACAGCCATCTTGCCGGTACAGAGACGTGGTCGCTCCACAACGGGGATTCTTGTAGCTGCTTCCCCAGCAGCTTGGTTTGCTCTTCCATACCCATACGCGTATCCATACGCGAATTGCTTCGCAAGGTAAAAGGGGCCGAAACTTTGTCTCGCCTGCTAGGGCGATAGGGGGAAGAAGTAGGGAGTGAGGCGCAGTCGCAGTCTCTGACCAACCGCAACGCGCACTACAAAGTCTCGGCCCCAGGAATGCTAAAAGTAGTGGCGGCCAGCGGAAGGAAAGCAACCCCAAAAACCACTGACCGCCACAATCATCAAGACCCGGCTATGGAAACGGATCCCTCTCGCTCAGAACGTCAATTACTGAACCTCACGATAATTATCAAGAACAACCAGCCATGTCTAGCCCAACTCAAAGATCTCTTCAGTACTGCCGCAAGAACGGATGGACCGCAGGGGTCGTCGAGAAGTGGAACCAGTGGGCAAAGATCCGGCAGGATCTGTTTGGCTGCATCGACATGATCGTCATCGACGACCTCGAACAAGGACCGCTAGCGGTGCAAGCAACGTCCGGTTCCGGTCACGCGGCTCGCCGCAAGAAGTCGATAGCAGAGCCACGACTGAAGCTCTGGCTGGAATCGCCAGCACGCTTCGAGATCTGGTCGTGGTCTCAGAGAGGGCCGAAGGGCAAGCGTAAGCTGTGGACCCTTCGGCGAGAGCCGATCATTCTGGCTCAGTTAGAAGATCTTCAACGTCTCCCTGATCAGCCTTCAGAGACTGAGCAAGGAGTTTGATGGTGCTCTTGTTCGGCGTGTGAAGTCCGTACTGGCAGTTGAAGATCGTCCGAGTACTCACTCCAGAGTGCTCGGCTAGTTGCTCGATAGACGTGAACCCGGCTGCTTGCATCATCCCGTAGATCCCCTCTTCACGGCTCGTATCTCCATCAGTATGTCTCTTCTTTCCCATGGCATGCAATGCTCCAGTTTAGTTGTTAGCTTCAACAGGTCTTCCGCTCTCTGCCGATCCTGCTCTGCTGACGGGGACTTCTTCCCAAGGCAGGCATTGCAGTATCCATTGTAGTCGGTTCCAACAACGTGTGTGTCGTGGCCCTTCTCGCAGAATCGGGTGGGCGCTACATAGATCCTGTATTTCGGCGGTCGTTTGCTGGGCATCTTTGAAACTATCCTCAATCCTGCTGACGATCTCTACATAAGATCCGTCGTTGACACGATCTTCGATTTGTTTGACCCAATACACACTAGTCGAATGATCTCTACGATTGAGAAAGTAGGCGATATCCTCCATGGAAAGGCCCACGTGCTTGCGTATCAGATAGGCAGCGACCTTGCGTGGTGCGCTGAATATCTGCTGTCTGGAAGCACTCCACACGGACTCTGGATGAACGAAGAACGCACGGCTGGTTGATTCGAGGATGATGTATGGATGAATCATACCACCTCCCAGACGGCGTGTAGCCTGCCGGTCGATGACCTGCGTCGCTTGCCTGTGTCTTTGACCAGACCCATGCGAACTAGCTCAGCGCGTCGAGATCGGGCACCGCTCGCTGACATCTTCGGGCTCATAGCAGAGACAAGCTCGATGTCCGTCAGCGGTCGAAGTCGCAACGTCTGCAGCACATCGCTACGGCTTTGGTTCATGCGGTAAGAGACTGGACCCTGCTTGCTGGTTTCAGGATCGGTAGCCCGTGCGTGTGACTCTTCGTTCATCCGCTCCACCGCTGCCCTGAGGTCTACGATAGATTCCTCTAGGCCAGCGGGGACAGAATCCAGCAGGGTCTCTCGCCACGCTGCGAGAACCGCACCTGCACACTCAAGCACCTTGTCGCGTGCGCTCATGCGCTCGCCTCCTTGATCTTTGCCATGTGCTGTTGACCCGCTTCGCGTAACTCTGTCAGGTCGTCACCTGTGATCTGGCTCGCCTTCACGCGAGCACCCCACGCCTTGAAGGACGGCATGTCCTTGACGTTCTCCAGCGCAGAGAGCGCGTGCTCCTTGAGCGGGAACGGTTCGAGCGCAGGCTTGGGCTTGGGCTTGGGGGCCGGGGCTTCCCGTTCCATCGGGTCGTCCTTGCTCCAGAGCTTCCAGCCCAGACCGAACAGCAACGCCGCTGCCTTGCACATGCCACGCACGAAGGCGTCGCTGATGTCGCGTGCGTCGGGCTGCTGCTTGGCGTTCATGCGGTGATCCATCACCGCGTGCGGGATGTATTGGGTCTCGCACGCCTCATCTTCGAGGTTGACTGCGAGACCATACTCAAACCCGATCAGTAGGTAGCAGGAGCCATCCGGCGCACGGTGGACGATGCCACCGTCTGCGGCAGGCTTGGCGCAAGGCTGCCACCCCGGCGCGTGCTCGCGCAGGTAGGCAGCGATCCGCGCCCAGTTCACGTAGTCGGCAGCGAAGTTGCCACCGCCCTTCTTGCTTACGTCGTCAGCCTTGACGACATCATCTAGTCTTGGGTAGGTCATGTTGTGTTACCACTCCGGCTTGTGTCGTTGTTTCGCTTGCCAGTAATCCAGTTGCGCCTTGAACATGGCAAGCCCACGCTCAAGGTCTTCCTCTTTAACTTGCACGAAAGAGCACACACCAGGATGCGTCCTGCTGATGTAGACGATCGCGCAGTCTTTCTTGTGAGAGGTGGGCGTCTTCAGGTCCACGGCTTGCCGGGTCGCAGCAAGCTGCATCCAATGGCTTTCGTATGTCTTCAGGTTGTCGAAGACATCGTGACCACCGTCTCGCGTCTTGAAGTCGAGCACCCAAGCCTCGCTGTGGAGGTCGGCTTTCGTGCCGTATCCCCACGGGTGGGCTAGCCCCTCCTCTGCGAGCCAGGGATGCAACGTGGTGGCCGTAGGGCAATGCTCTTCGATCAAGTCAGCCACACACAGGACGTGTGCACGGTAAAACTTGTCGTATTCCTTGCCGGAGTAGAACCGCTCGATGCAAGTGTGGATACTAGTGCCCTCTTCGGCAGCCTTCTTCGCTGTCTCTCCGGCCTTCTCAAGAACGCGAGGTAGCCATTCGGCATACGTAGTAGCGTCGCTTTTGTAGGTCTGGTTGGCAGCGATAGCAGCCTGCTCTTGCTTCCAGCGTGTCAGCCCGGGCGCTGCGGCGCACCCGATGATGGTCGTGACCCCTGGTCCCCAGTTGTGAACGCGTGCGTCGCGCAGCGTGGGCTTTCGCATACCCTCACCGCTCGATCGCTCGATCAAACCTATCTGGTTACCGTTGCGATCATACCAGTGACCGCCCTCAGACGGACGTTCTGCTTTAGTTGGCATATTCGACGCTCTCTAGTTTCACAGCAGCTAAGATTGAACTGATGGCACCGTTCATAAGTCCGCGTGCCAACCCTTCCTTGATCGCCTCATCTCGGACATCGATGATTGCGTTCATGGCCTCAAGCAGTTTTTCCTTGTGACCTTCATTTAAGTCTTTCTCAGTTTCCATCCTCATTCTCCCATCGCTGAATCGTTTTGATGAATAGCTCCACGCCGTTCATGTGATGCACCGCTTGCTCGATGTGGCTCTCCAGAATGGTGGCCGAGCGCAGCGCGTAGATGTTGGTGACATACGGCTCGTCGCCGTTCACGACCTTGGTCGTCGCGTTCTCTGCGAATCTCCTGCTCAGTTGCAAGAGTGTGTTGAGGATTGATCGAACCTCGTCAGCCCTTTCCCTTATCTCAGAATGGGATGGCGTCGTCGTTGAAATCGTCATCGGTTGCTTCCTGTCCTTGGTTGTTGAATGAAACCAGCGCCTGCTGGATTTGGTCAGTGAAGTCGCGGCCCGTGTAGACCGTTCCTTCGTCGTCGATGCGTCCGTAGTAGGTGTTGTCCTTGTACGGACCGCCGTCCGTCACGCTTACGTGTCCAGGGTTCTTTGAGCGTGGACCGTTCAAAGATACCTCGATGCCGTCAGCGATCTGGAGTTTGCGCTTGCCCTTGCCGGGCATGACCTCCAACATTCGGACGATGTTGGTGAGGCCCAGAGCCAACGGCTCGCGCTGTTCGCGAGGCTCTTCGCTAGCCATCTTGTGAACCCATGCAGCCTGCTTGTCAGACAGACCGTATCGGTGATGCTTTTCGAGAAGCTCCCGTGCGAACTTGCTAGGGTTGCCCCTCGCAACTAGCTCGGCTGCTGCTTCGTCGAGCGTCTCGAAGTTTGAGGTGAACGTGATCTCTTCGCCACGTGCCGTGACGGTGTATTCTTTTGGCATGGTCAGAATCCTACCGGCAGTGTTGCCGGGTTCAAGGTAAAAGGGGGGAAGCTCACGCAACGAGCGCGAGCAACACGAAGCCGAATAGAATCAGCGCCGCCCCCAGGTCGTACTTGTCGATGCCGCGTCGTTGCTTCACGGCTTGCTCCTCAGGTGGTACTGCACCTTGTGCCAGTAGCCGAGCGTGGCTTTCTTGCGATAGCCCTTCGGCCCTCCGTTGTGGCATCGTGCGATGCGCTCGCAATCTCCAAGCGTAGCCGTGCCTGCATCCAGTCGCGCCGCCTGCGAGCGGCAGTAGCGCCGCATGTATGTGCGAACTACCTGCTCGGAGTAGTCCAAATCTGTTAAGCACTGCGCGTAATTGATCAGGCTACGGTTACGCTCGGCTGCGTCGGTGTGGTATGCCCGCCAGATTTGGTAGGGGCCGAGCGCGTTGCCGCCGTCCCCCTTGGCACCCCGTCCTTGGTTCGGGCGTCCGCCCGTCTCAACTTGACGTATCGCGTCGAGCGCGTCACGCCATCCGTATTGTGCGCTGGCAACGGGTGCCAACACTAGAATCGCTGCGAGTATTTGTCGTCGCATGGCTAGTCCCCCTGCGCGCAGACGAAGCGCGACACGTCGCCGATGTGTTGAAACATCGTGTTCAGGATTGCGTAGACTTGGTCCGGGTGTCCGGCCACCTCGCAATCCAGCCGACCTTCAATGACGATCGGACCAACGTGTTCCACGGCTAGGATCTCGATTGAGTAATCCCACGATGGCTTGCCCTCCACGCGGCGTTGTCGCTTGCTGGGTCGCCATGGCTGGATCACCATTTGCTCGCCGCTGGCGATGGCGTTTACGGCTTGGTCGATTCGGGCTTGGTCTGCCTTGCTAAGTTCTTCGTATCGGTTCTGCATTGCTTTCCTGTGTGTGTGTGTGTGTGTGTGTGTTATCGCTTGACCCGCGCCCAGGCTGCCGTGGAAGCTGCCTCGTATGCCTCTTGCCATTCTCCGCCCATGGCAATCGCCATGTTCTTGAGGTGCTCGCATTGCTGCTCGCCCCTGCGATAGGCGCGTTGATCGTCGCTGTAAACGTAGAGCCAGTCCGCGTAGCGTAGCGCCTTCTCGAACTCCTCGAACGTCATCGGTTTGTCGGTGTTCATGCTGGTATCCCCACTAGTTCATCCGCTCCGCACATAGCAGCTACGGCGAGAACCACGGCGAGTGCGAGCCACGCTCGCATCCACCACGGACGAAGCGCGTCCTTCATTTGGGATCGGGTCACTCTTCGCCCCCTTGTGCAGCCTCGACGGCGTCCTGCAGGTAGCCGATGACGGCATCGTTCATAGCTTCCGATGCTGCGTCTTCATAGGCTTGGCATAGCTCCATATCGTCTGTATCGGCGTCTGCGTCTACTCCAAGCCACGCATACAGACGGGCGGGCGTTGGGTCGTCGGCGTATTCGCCGGACAAGTTCGGGACACGCGGCCACCAGTAATCTACCGCAGGATCGCATTCGTCACACATTGCGAGCATCTTTGCGGCCTCCTCGCCGACAGACTTTGGAACGTTTTGGCTTTTCAAATCGGGGCGAGACCTTGTCCATTGTGCAGCGGCGTCTACGCCAGCCGCCCGACCTAGCGTTGCGGCTGCGTTCTTAAGGTCTTTCATCATTTCAGCTGTAAACATGTGCTTTCCTTTCGTTTGGGTTGCCTAGAGTCCGTCTAGGCGCGGAATGGTCGGGCGCTTAGGGATACCCGAAGCCCTTCGGGCTAGGCGATGCCGTGCCGCGCTTGCCACTTCGCGTAATCGCGCCTGTCCAGGTCTCGTCCACGGAAACGAAGAGCGCCGCTGCTCAACAGCGAACCCAATCGGACGATTTGTAGCACGTCGTCAGGACTTTGGGCGTTCATTTCGAGCGCGGGAGGGTTGGTCCGTTCGTAATCGACCCCATCGAACACTCGAACGTGATACGTGCCATGGCTGTAAGTCACGGCGAAGTCAGCTCCGCCGGTCTCGATATAGAGTTCTGGCCCGTCTTGGCCTAGCTTTGGCTCGGGGTCAACGCCCACAGGGCCAGCCTCCGAGAAGAGACGCACAACAGGGAGCGCCCATCCTCGAAAGAAATCGTACGCGGGGAAATCGGGGAAAGGTTCAGAGATGTTGGTCATGGTCATGGTCTCGGGTTGGGTTGCTCTGCAAGATTGCCGATGTGAGTGTTGTAGCTCCTAATCGTCATGGGTCCACAACGAATTCAGTCTGATGCGAATGCATTCGCGAACGCCTACGCGTAACCTTCGATGGCGTCGACGTTTGGGGCTCGCGAGAATTATTTGATGCGGTTACTATTTCTGCATGAAATCAGAGAACGCGAAGCGCGGAAGGCCAGTAGATCCCTTGCCCGTCGCGGCTTGTGACCGTCTGGCGGAGTGGCTCGCTAGTGGGCGAACCGTTGCGAGCTTCTGTCGAGCGTCGGGGCTTTCGGTGCGGGTGGTTAATCGGTGGCTGGATAAGAGTGAGGAATTGAGGGAAGCGAGGGTCGTAGGCCACGACACGCTAGCCAGTGAATGCCTGGACATCGCCGACAGCGCGACGAACGAGACCGTCGCATGCGACAAGCTGCGGATCGACACGCGACGATGGCTCCTGTCGCGGTGGAGTCCAGAGCGTTACGGTGAGGCGAAAGGGAGCGCTGGCTCCGGTGCTACCGTAGTGGTAGTGACAGGTGTGCCGAGAGAGTCGACCCCCACCCCGGGGCGGTCACCGCTGGCGCACGCGCGCGACGGGGAAGAGGAACACAACACCTCCAACACACAAACCCCTTCAAAACCTCGCGTTACCGTAGAAATCGACCCCCCGTCTCCCGACGACCCCCTTACAGACAACGGTTGATACCGCCCACCCCATTTTTTTTGGGTGGGCTAATTTAGAGTGTTAGATTTTCGACCTCCTTTCAGGAGGTGATTTAGATGTCTAAGAGCGTAAATCTATCTTTGGACTACGAGCCGCGAGATTGGCAGCGGATGTGCCACATCAACAAGGCTCGGTTCACGGTCTTGGCCTTGCACAGGCGGGCTGGGAAGACGGAGCTTGCGCTCATGGAGCTGCTGGACTGCGCCATGTCCTGCAAGCAGGATCTAGGGGCGTTCTTTTACGTCGCGCCGCAACTCAAGCAGGCCAAGGCTATTGCCTGGAACAGGCTCAAGCAGCGCGTAGAGGGGCTTGTGGCGCAGGGTGCTGCGGTCATCCAGGAAGGAGAGCTTGCGGTCAAGTTCAAGCACAACAAGGCCATCATCAAGATCTACGGCGCAGACAATCCAGACGCCATGCGGGGGGTCAGACTGGATGGCGTAGTCCTAGACGAGGTCGCGCAGATGAAGCCAGAGGTCTGGCACGAGATCATCCAGCCTGCGCTCGCAGACCGGCTTGGTTGGGCGCTGTTCATTGGCACCCCGCAGGGCATCAACCTGTTCTCAGAACTGTTCTACAGGGCTTCTGCGTCCATGAAGACGCCCGGATCGTCCTGGTATGCGGCTAGGTTTACCTGCCAAGACACAGATGCTCTGCCCTCTACAGAGATCGACCGGATGAGGCAGGAGATGAGCGAAACCGCGTTTTCGCGTGAGATGCTCTGTGACTTCTCAGCCGCTGGCGACGACCAGTTGATCAGCCTGGACGTGGCTGAGGTGGCTTCAAAGCGGATCTATCAGGCGCACGACCTCATCGCTGCTCCCCGAGTCATGGGCGTAGACCCAGCCCGGTTCGGTGACGACCGTAGCGTCATTATGAAGCGGCAAGGCCCACAGGCTTTCCCCGCTCTGGTCTACCGAGGCGTAGACAACATGCAGTTAGCAGACCTCGTTGCGCAAGCTATCGGGGACTGGCACCCAGATGCGACGTTTATTGACAGCGGGGCGGGCGCTGGGGTCATCGACCGTCTCAAGCAACTGGGTTATCACATCATCGAAGTGCCATTCGGGGGTCGCGCCAACCGTCACACCTTGCATGTCAACCGTCGAACCGAGATGTGGTTCGAGATGCGTGACTGGCTACAGGGCGGTGGTGCGATCCCTGACTCATTGTCGCTAAAACAAGAACTCGCGACGCCAACCTACAGCTTCGACACCTCTGGTAGACGTGTGCTAGAGTCGAAGGACCAGATCAAGAAGAGGCTTCAGAATGCGGGGAGCCCCGACCTTGCGGATGCGCTGGCGCTAACGTTTGCTAGCCCAATCCAGAAGTCAATCGACCGCTACGAGATGGCCCGTGCAGGCAGCAAAAGAGACCGAAACGCTTGGGACCGTGACCCCTACGACAGCATCTGAACTTGAGATTGTCCCCGTCACTCTAGAGGTGCTGATTGGTGATGGATACCACCTGTTCCAAAGCCACTCACAAGAGGTTGACAACAAAGATGTTGCGCTAGATTTAGACAGATATCGACAACTTGAAAGTAAACAAGTTTTGATGTGCCTTGGTGCCTACATCGGCACTTACATGATTGGCTATAGCACTACGATTGTCTATCGGCATGGACATCACGATACTTTAATTGCTAGCAACGACAGCATTTATGTCGATCCCGACTTCCGAACGGGTGCTGGCTTGTCTTTGATACGCCAGACAGAAAAACACGCCCAAGAGTGCGGCGTAGACTGTATGGTGTGGGCGGCTAAGCCTGGATCATCTTTGGACTTGATCCTTGCTGCTCGTCGCAACTGCAAACTCTCACAGCACTACTACAAAGTCTCATTTGATGGGCAGTCCCAACGCCAGCATTCTAGGAGCTAACTCGGCCCCAATGGGCTCGATTGGTCGTGGCGGCACGTCTAATCAGACCAACGCTAGTTTTCAGATTGGCAGAGCACGGCGTAGTTTTAGAAATGATATTGCCCAGAACAGGCAAGAGTTTCGAGACATGCCACTAGCAGAAACCATGGCTAATCGTGGTCCACAAGCTAGTTTGCTGGCGCTCGAAGATTACGAGGACACGCCTTTCGGTCCGCAACTAACTCTTCAAGCTGCTCAAAGACGACGGCCTGGACTAATGGGAAATCGTGCTCGCTCCTTGCCTCAGCGATCTAACGACGGTGGCGATAGATACATCCGAATGCGATTTAACGAACCCAACTACTCTTCGAGGGAGACATAAAATGGCTACGGGGACAGCTTTAGCGGTCGCTGCGTTTATTGCTTCGGCTGCAGGCACAGTATCCAGCATTCGTCAGGGAGAAAAACAAGCTGAACGTTCTCGGCGTGCTTTGAGGGAGCAAAAAGCAACGCAAGCAGTTGCTAGAAGTGCTGCTGCAAGCGAACGCTTAGCTCAAAGTTCTGAGGCTAAAAGAATGCGTAAACGCAAACCTAATACTGCTGCAATCATGGCTAGGGCTAGGCAGCGTCGGATGAGTGGCGAAACGTTCTTGTCTGGCAATCAAGGAACATCCATGACGGGTAGCACTAGATACTTGGGCTAAATCACATCATGTATCCCAGTTCTCAGGTTTCGATCGGCAACGGCGAACATAGATCGCTGATTCAACATCTTCGCGCTCGCAAACAGGCTTTGTGGACAGAACTCTCTTCTTGGGAACCACACTACCAAGAGTTGAGCAAGTTCTACCTGCCTCGCACTGGAAGATTCCTGACTACGGATCGCAACCGTGGCACGAAACGCCACAACAACATCATGGACAGCACCGCTACCAGAGCCTTGCAGGTTCTGGAAGCAGGACTGATGGCAGGTGCAACTAGCCCTGCACGTCCATGGATGCGACTGTCAGCACCCGACCCTGACCTGAACAACTTTCAGCCTGTCAAAGAATGGCTGCATGAAACGACACACCGCATGTTGCGAGTCTTTGCTCGCAGCAACACCTACCGCGCACTGCCTCGCATCTACAGCGAGTGCGCTCTCTACGGAACAGCGGCTTCGATTGTAGTTTTTGACTTCGACAACGTCATTCACCACCACGTTCTGACGGCAGGTCAATACGCCATCAGCACGGACAACCGTGACCGTGTCGATTGTCTTTACCGAGAGTTCGACATGACTGTCGGGCAAATGGTCAAAGAGTTTGGCCTCAACAACCTGTCCGTCAGCGTTCAGAATCAGTTTAGAAATGGCAACCTAGACCACTACCGCACGGTCTGTCACGCCATTGAGCCCCGTGCTGATCGCAAGATTAATGGCAAGGGCAACAAGGACATGCCATTCCGCTCCGTTTACTGGGAGCAAGGACGGAGTGGATACGGAGGTGGTAGTTCAAACCAATACTCTGTGCTCAGAGAGTCCGGCTTTAGCCGGTTCCCGGTCATTGCTCCCCGCTGGTCGGTGTCGGGTCAGGACATCTACGGCAACAGCCCAGGCATGGCGGCCCTGGGTGACGTGAAGCAACTGCAACACGAACAACGTCGGAAGGGTCAGATTCTCGACCATCTGACGCAGCCGCCCACTCAAGGACCACCGTTGATGAAAGGCAGTGAAGTTGACACTCTGCCCGGTGGTCACACGGAAGTAGACGGAAACAGTCAAGGTATCCGCCCCTTGTGGCAGATTAACCCTGACTTGCAGGGTCTGCTTTTTGACATCCAAGATGTTAGGCAGCGCATCAACAGTGCCTTCTTTGCAGACTTGTTCTTGATGCTGTCTAGCACCAACAAGAGCATGACGGCTACAGAAGTCGCAGAGCGTCACGAAGAGAAGTTGTTGATGCTCGGACCTGCGCTAGAACGACTGCACCACGAAGGGCTAGAGCCGCTGATTGACATCACGTTTGATCACATGCTTGAGGCTGGATTGGTCCCGCCAATACCAGAAGAACTAGGTGGCATGAGACTCCAAGTCGAGTTTGTCAGCACTCTGGCACAGGCTCAAAAGGCAATCGGGGCCAGCACGGACGACAGGTTTGTGGGCATGATCCAAGGCTTGGC